AGTAAGATTATCTAGTTTTAAGTATTGGTCTAGATTCTCTACAATATCTACAGGTCCTCCCTGATATTCCTGAGAAATATAATATTGCTTTAAAAATTCTACCGTATTAGGGCTTTCATCCAGTATAAACTCGGGAAGTTGATTCTGAATTATTTGTTGTACTTTGACTCTAGATTCAAACCCAGTCCCTATCATATTATACTCTTATCAGATTACTATTTGGATAACTTGACGTATAGAAATCTCTAGAAAATACTGTTCCAGATATCTCATCACCAGAAGCAACTACGTCTCTTATCATATTTATTGAACTTTTTTGAGTATTAAAAACCAAATACAAATCTTTTAATCCAATTACATCATTGGATTCTGGGAATGCTTGAATTTCAATAATATCATTTGATAGGGATGTTGAAATAATTTTAACAGTACCTAATTTAATTTCTCCTTTTATATAATCTATAGTACCTGCAGATTTTACAACAACTTGAACTTTACCTTCAATTGTGGTTGGTTTGACAATTGATAATATCCCGGTTAAATTATCCGCATTTGGAACATCGGTTAGGTATACAGTATCGGGTTGATCTGAAATTTTAAATCCGGTGGACTTTATATTATATCCTTCAGGATTAACATGAAATTCATTTCCAAAACATATTTCATATTGGGCAAATTGATTTACTATTGACTTAAGATCTCTTCTTATTTTAATTTTGGTAATATTTGATGTTATTGAACTATCAGTATTGTCTATAATCTGAAGAACTTTACTATACTTAAATCTTCCTCCAAATTTATTTAAATCTAAAGATTCTGAATATTTTGTCAAAGAATTTAATATTCTTGTTTTTAAATCTTCAACTGATGATATTTGTGATCTATTATAATAAATTGAAGAATCAACCTCAACATACAGTATCTTAAGATCAATTATTTTTTGATTAATTCCAGAAATACTATATTGCTTTAGTTTATTTTTAATTAATTCTTTATTCAAATCAGATACATAAGTTCCATTTTTTGGTTTGATACTAATGATCACATTACCAAATTCTGGAGGATCTAATTCCTCACCACCAATAATTGCAACAGATTCGGTATCTGTGTATATTTTTTTGATAATTACTTCATAATCTCTAGCAGTTACTGCTCTGTACTGTGCAGAATAAATTCTTGGTGCAAAATATTTTATTGAAGTGATATCTTCAATCTCTGCACCATTTTGAGAAGACTGATTAGTTGTGACAGTTACTGTACCTAATGATACTGGTTGATTTGATGATGATCTTAAATTTCCCTGAAAAGAGAAGTTTGCGCATCCATTTCCTTCAGAACCATTTGTTACAATATAATGAACAGTTATGACGGAATTATTTTCCAATTTCTTACCAAATCTCCCATCACCAAAGAGAAGTTCATATTTCTCATCTTGAACTTCTTGTATCAGATAGATTTCTGATGTTGAATTGATATTTAAAATATTTTCAACCAAAGAATATTCTAAACCAAGTCCGCTGTCATTGATACCTTTAACATAAACTGAAATTGTGGATGTATCAATATTTGCATTATCTAAAAGAAACCTTTGATCCAAAGATCCATCAATCACAAATTGTTTTGTTAAAAATGTTCCTTGATAAATTTCAATATCATTGAATCTTACAATACCATCCACCACTGGACGAGTAATGTTATCTGGTACTGAAAAAGTATATGAGGTATTATCCGCCGTTCCTACACATACTAAACCTGCATTTAAAGTAATTGTTGGCGTTGTCAATTCTGAAGAAACTAATCCACTAAATGATATAATAGCCTTGGAAGAAGTTCTGGAGCGTGGAACGTATCCAATATTTCTTGCAAGTGAGACTACATTTTCTCTTAAAGTTGCCGAATCCAAAAAGGATTCATTTACAACCATATTAGAGTTGAATGCAGTAATATAAGTATTATATGCTAATGTATCCAATAATATAGAAAAGTTGGACCCCTCAAAATCAAAATCCGTGAATGTAGAGTTAGCACGGAGATAATCTTTTATGGATGTCTTTATCTGGTCAAAATCTAGATTTGTAAATTTAGTAAAAGGCATTTTATCTGGTTGCCTCTAGTAGGAATGTAAATTGCTGTGTTGGAACTTCTTGCCCAATAATATCAAATATAACAGTAACATCAAATGCATTATCATCTGGTTTAGGATTTACTGATACTTTAACATTTTCAACTCTTGGTTCATAGTTTTTGATTGTGGTTTTAATTTGATTCTGTACAATAGATGCAGTACCATAATCCACAAATTCAAATAAACTTACACGAATATCAGATCCGATTAAAGAATTAAAAAATCTTTCGGTTGGAATTGTTTCTACCAGATTTCGAATTGATCTTATAATCGCCCTTTCATTTTTCAGTATAGGTAGATCTTTTGTTACCGGATGAGGTACAAAGGATAGACTAATATCTTTAAATGATCTAGATATCCTTTGTACTACCATTCGGAAATAAAATTTCTATATTTTATTTATATTCATTTCCAAGAAGAACCATAAGAAGGCTCTGTACCATATTCCCAATCATCATAGTCTTCATCATTGCGAATTTTTTCGTGCAATTCATTCTGTTCCTTCAAATATTTCTTTTTTGGTGGAATTTCATCGTGCATGATTTCTTGAATAGTCTTTGGTTTTTCATAGTCAGTAACCAATCTTGTGGTTCCCCACATTTCTCTCATGTAATTTGAATCTCTATCTACCGGTAAATTAGACATTTTAGCTCCTGTTTTTTTTATAAAAACAGAACTTTTATGAAGGAGGTTGCTATCTCCTATTCATATTTAACGATTTACTTCGCGCAATGAATAGTTGTCCGAATTTAAATATTTTAATAATTCATGTGCAATTAACTTTGGATTACCTTCACCACATGTATAAACGTCTATTGCCAGACAACCTTCTTCTGGCCAGGTATGACATGACACATGACTCTCGGAGAGTGCAATTACTATGGTACATCCTTGTGGTATAAAGGAGTGCTTAAAGACGTTCAGAGTGGTCATTCCGGCGCTTTCAATGCCTTTAAGCATTACTTTCTCAAGGGCAATTCCATTATTAATGAGGTCGTGATTAACATCGTAGACCTCTAATAGTAGGTGTCTACCCATTGAAAATCTTTCCAATATCTGTAATGGTATATGACTGAATATTTATTACATAAAAAAAGCGGGACTTTACCCGCTTTGCTTATTTCTTTTTTTTGGCGTTTGATGCTTTTTTCTGAGCATTTGAACGACATTGCCCAGTTGCCTTTCTGCTATCCCCGTTTCCAAAAGTTGGATTTTTCTTTGGTTTTTTGGGGGCCATTAATTCCCCTGTCCTCTGGATTTCTTTTTTGCCTTATTACGAGAGGTAGCCGAGTATTTTGTATGAGCCCCGTTTCCTTGAAGGGATTTCTTTGGGATTGATTGAATATCACTATGAGACTTAGCCATTTTCAGTTACCTCAGTTTCTTCAAAAATTTCAGTTTCAATTTCATTTGGGTTTGGAGAACCTGACTGATAAAAATCAACTGCCAGGTCCTCCATAATATTGAAGTATTCTTCTTCTGTAAGATTTGGGTAAATTTTACGTCCCCTACAAAGGATATTATACTTCGTGGTCATCAGATCACCCGAGTCTTTTCATGTCCAACGCGAATGCGAGGATCGCACCAGATCTGAAATCCTGCTTCGATTGCATCGAGACAGAATGATACATCTTCTCCACACATATCCTGAACATCTCCTGAGTCGAATACTTGCATCTTTGGCGCAAACCAAGGATACTTCATTCCTTCGTTCTCAAATACTCCGTGCTTAATCAGTACCCATCCAAAACCAGTATAATCTACTGTAAATGGTTTACGACGCTTCGAGATACTCTCTACGGTTTCGTGATTCATGACCCCACCATTATTGCGGAAGTCGTCCTCTTCGAGCCAATGTGCAACTGATGTGGTTACGCCATCTTCGGTTGCATACCACCCTCCGGCGATATCTTTGTCCATGAGAACCAACTGCCAGAACTTCTCAGAATTGAAGACAATATCCGAGTCGATCCAAAGTTGCCAGTCATAATTCAATTTTCCGTCCCAGGGAATCTGATTAGGTCCTCTGAGAACATTTGCCCCAAGACACTTGCATCGGGCAAAGTTTACCATTGATGAATAATCTTGAGAGATTTGAATACTTGCTCCGGCCTGCACAAGATCAAAACAAAGTTGTACAAAACTCTTTAGGTAAGTATAAGACACTCCGCGACCTGGAAGGCAAAATACAATTGACTTGCCCCTAACCATTTCCTTGGCGAGATTATAATCCCACTCTTCTGTACTATTTCCGGCAACTGGTGCCTTTGCTTTTACTGTAAATCCTTTTGCCATAATTTCAAGTGATTACTTAAGTATCATACATCATTATATAGTGTTTGTCAATCTGTTCTTTCTGTGAGAATTACCTCATCTCCTTCAACCTTAAAACCAATCTCAGTATCTTCGTACCATGAGAGTTCATTGGCGATACTCTCTGGAATTATGAGGTAATAGTCTCCACTGATTGGATCGACCTGTACGGACTCAAAAATTTCCCCGGAATTTTTTTTCATTTTCTGTGTGCAAATTTGCCATTTCAATTTATATATTATTTTTGATTTTTGTGTGGGTCTGGGAGAATTTTTATGGGGCGCGGAATTTTTTGGCGGGAAAAATTTTGATTTTGATGGGTTTTATAAGTTCATTATAGCACACAATTTATCTGCCTTCCGTAACACTTTGTAGACTCCATAGGACCCATGGGCTTAAGGCGCGACCCCCCGCCATCCATAACCCCTGCAAATACGAACGAATGGATTGATCAGGTATCCTAATCAATCAAAGTAGGGGCACTAAGTATAAAGAACTGTGCCCCCACTAACTAACAACAATTATACAAAACTTGCCGGGGATCCGCATGATTTATAGAAGCGAATCATGCGCTCTGCTTCTACTTTAGTGGCGAATGTTTGAGTGCGCCATTCTTCTAATAGTGGTGCAGTTGGGTAAGGTATTTGATACCTTACGGTGAAAGTTGCAGTTGAACTTGACATTGGATTCTGAAAGTTAGGGTGGATTATGTTAATCAAGAGGGGGATTGCTCCCCCTTAAATGTTACTTAACGGGACCAGGTTACGCGGATAAACTTATCACCCTCTGCAACTTTTGCGGTTCCAGTTGCAACCTCTTTAGACTTTTCTGCCTTAAGTTGTATCTCAAGACAGGCGATTGCGTCACTATATGTGATCTTGTCGCGGGAGGTTAGTGATACCAAACCCCAGCATGTACGCTCACTGCTAACATTGGCAGCAACCATAATGGCGGTTAATTCTTCTCTCAAACGCTTAGATTCTGCCTCTGTTTCCTTTAGCAGTTTATCAGTGGTAGCAAGTGAACCCATAATATGTTCGATTGTATCACTAACGATAGCGGCGGGCAGATCGTAGGATGCGGTCATGATTCGGGATTGTCGGGGGGTGGTAGTGGTTTGCCCCCGATGCATTAATCATACAGCATGGGGAGGGTCAATGGGGAGGAGTCTGCCAATATCGGGACGGTTCGCCAACTGGCACAAGGGCCTGTAGATAATAAAAAAGGGGAGCGATTGCCCCCCTTTAAGTATACTCTACGCTGCAACTTTATTTTTTTGATTGTATCCGGCATGTAGACCTTTAGCACGGCGCAGTCTAATAGCGGCGCCTAATGCACTGCCTTTAGGTTGAGTTCCATGCACTAATAGGGCAAAAGGTTTATCACCAAAGCAGTGTGAATCATCATGATCCACTTCTAAACCTAGGGATTGTGCTTCCTGTTCATCAGCAACCACAACAGAATAGCGTTGGAAGTGATCAATTAAGTGATCGAATTTGCCACCTTTAGATGCAGTGATGTAAAAATTAGCAGGCAATTCTAAATCTACAAAATACTCTAAAGATTTAGAGTAAGCATAAAACTTTAGATCAGGATTGCGCTCTGCTACTTCTAACCAAGCGAGCAAATATTCAAGAGAGAAAAAATCACCAGACTCATGAATTCTCACCAGTTTGATAGTTTTTGTGATGTGCAACTTTATAGAATCATCGATCAGATCGACAATACTTCCATTCTGCAAAGCATTAACAATCATTGAAAGATTGTCTGCCCGATTGTTAAAAACTTGATCATATTGCACCTCCGAAGATGCAGCGAAGCAGCGGAAGATTGTTTCCTTACCATCAACAATCGAACGCTTGCCATTGTTATTAACAACGGCAAAAGACTTGCAGTGCAGAGCACCAGGGCAGGTTTTGCCTGCAGGTAGACTGAAAATAAGGCGGCGGGTAAGTTTAGCGTTGCCTTTTGATAGGTTAAGCATTGGTCGGTGTCGGTGGTGGTGGTGGTGGTGGACTCCTAAAGAATATCACGGATGGGGGGCGTTGCCACCCCCCGACTGATCAGTGTTGCTTATGGAATCACTTCCACAAACCTTCTTTAACTAATTGCATCACAAGTGCATTGGCAATCTTACCACAATGGGGGCAGATTGTTGCATACTTAATCTCACTTCTGAGAGCATACTGATTGCTAGCACGGTTGTGCCCAAACTTATAACGATAGATTGCACTAACTGTTTTTAATAGTTGGCGCTTCTCAATATCACCATTGACCCAACGATAAGCGGCGATAAAAGGTGAAAAATCAGAGTAACCTTTACGGCAATACTCTAACAAATTGACAACTTTTTTGGCAATTTCATCACCTAATTGTGGGGTCAATTCTGCCAGGGCAATTTCATTAAAGGAAAGAAGTTGGGAAGGTTCATTGTTAGCAACTGGAGCAGGTTGCACCGTTACTTGACTCAAACCAAGCAGAAAGTTGCCAATCTCAGTATAAGAACCGTTAACGGTAACAGTGTTGCCGTTGTTGGTGATTGTGAGGGTTTGCATGATCTTGTGGTGGTGGTCGGCGTCAGTGGTGCGCCGTTGGTGAAAGTATGCCACGCCAGAACCGACCAGATCCAGCGGCCCTGTGCCACCTTGCAAACTGTCCTAAGGGTGGCGATTCTGTCCTAGTTTGCTGTATCCTAAGGGAACAACCAGCACCAACGGGGGAAGGGTATCCCTACTGAACAATCCATCGCCACTCCCCCTGCCATAAAATAATTATAACAATATATTAAGAAAAGTGGATCAGGCACCACCCTGACCCACAGCAACCCACTCACCTATGCTATGATTATCTGTTCTCTTACGCGCAGGGTAACTTTAACATATCGAGACGGCAAACCCCTTCCGCCTTTATCTTATAATTGTACCATCCAATCCACATCATTGTCAAGTGTTACCCAGAAGTGATTGCGTCCATTTGCAGATGTAAGGAACACACGATCACCTATATGTTGCTCGATGATCACATGTGCATCAGAATCCATAAGATTTGCGAAGCGATTCTTTGCCTTACGCGAGATGGGTTTGACTGTTGCAGTGTTCATGATCTTGATGCGTTTGGTATGTGTGTAGTCTAGTCGAGATGTGTGTCTCGTCGAGATCTGTGGGCCACTTGTGCGACTGTCACATGGTCTCGACGAGATTATCTAGACTAGATTTTCATTTTCTCAGGGGAGAATTGAAGTAACGAGTGAAGCATAGCACCAGGATGATACCAGTGGAGATGACACCGACCAGTCCAAGAACTGTCACAGTGTCGCCAGTGAAGTTGTAAGTGTCAATCATCAGAAGTCGAAGTTAGAGTTGAGTTTAGATTCAAAGGTAGAATCATCCTCATCATCCATCATTTCAGGAATGTCGAAGATTTCACCAGGAGCATCAGCGATTTCGGACCAGAGAGTGTCTTCCATGATGTTGGGGGTGTGTGTGGTTGACTTGTTTAGTATAAGGGCACTGGAGGCGATCCTGGTGCCCTCTTGTGCCAGTTCCTATGCTGTCAGCAACTTGAGTTCTTCTTGAACTCGAAGCATCGCCGAACGACTATATCCCGTGGCATAGGGATAAGATAGTTCAGTATATTTTGATCTGGAATCTACTTTATAGCAGACATTGATTGCAGCATCAAGACTATCAATCAGTGCCTCAAGTGTTGAGACAGGAACTTGAATGGTTTGCATTGGAGGTGGTGGTTTTGATTACCTATGTAATATAACAGGGCACCAGATCAAAGTCTAGTGCCCTTGTGCCAGTTCCTATGCTGTCACATAGTTGGGGATTTCGACACGATCCACTGGACCTTTCCAGTTGATCTTGTATGCTTTCCAGTTATCATTGAGATCGAACAGGTAAGCATACTCTTCACCAGAATTCCCATTAACAAACTCATCGAATGTGGTGTGAGTAGGATCTTCACCATCACCACGCTCTGAATGATACAGAGGTTGTGGTTCACGATCATTCTCATACTTCAAATAACCAGCGGCGTCATGAATATATTCTCCGTTCTCATCACGGAGAGGAGAATCAAGATCCCAAGAACCACGAGTCCGAAGAGTTGACATCGAACCACCATCAATCAGTTCCTGTACATCTTCACGGTTCTGATAGTGTTCTACCAGAATCTTACCATTGTGCTCTACATAACCATCATAATGGCAGTAGACGCTAACCACAGTGTGGTCGGGCATTTCGATTCCGATGCGTGAGCGAGTTCCCATGATGTTGGTGGGGGTGTGGTGAACGAGTTCAGTATGGCACGGGATCACGGAGTTCCGCAATCCCCCTTGTGCCAGTTGTCAGAGTGTCCTACCAGTTTGCTCAACCTCGTGCTTGATCATCTCAATTGCCCACATAGAATTCTCCTCCTCAGACAGAGCAGAGAAGTTATCCCTATAGGTTTTGAGAATCATAGCAATGGTGTCAAGAGCACTGTAGTCAGATCGGTTGATCAGTTCCATGTGGTTTGTGCAAGTGATGTGGACCAACCCAACATAAGGCATCAGAACCAGATAGGTCAATAGGTAGTGGACAGTCTCATAATTGGCACAGAACCTGTGGAAAAATAGTTTTCCACAACCAATAGACCCAGTACATATCAAAGAACCTGTGGAAAACTATTTTTCCACAACCAGTTCTTATAGTGGCACACTAGACCCTAGTATAATCCTTGACAGTAGTGTATACTTCCTCATCTCCTTCGAGTTCAAGTATATCCTTCCAGTCCATAGACTCTACATCCAGATCATCATAACACATGATGTCTAATGTGACACGTACCATACGCTTCTGTGCTAACATGAGGTTATAATGCGATGTGTGTGTATTATATCATGCGTAATGACGATATGCAAGCGTTTCGTAATCATGCCCGTCTCGCGCATACTCCTCATCTAGATCCTGTGTATAATCATCAGGATCGTGCCCATAATCGTTGCTATATGCGTAGTCGAGATCGTAATCGTCGTACATAACTCGTCGAGATTGTGGAGTACAGTGTGATTATAGCACATATCTCGACGAGATGCACGACTTATGCCTGCGTTCTAGTCGAGATTGTTGTATATATACATCTCGACTAGATTTTTTCACTTTTCTGGTCATTCTCGTCGAGATCTCATAAGAAATCGTAATATAATAAAGCATAAGGAAGTCTTATGGGTATTTTGGGCGCTCGTGGGGGTGGGGGCTTGACAACTTGTGCGTCTTATGGTATACTGCCTTTACTTACATAAGAATCAGACACTAACTTATAAGAATCAGACACTAACTTATAAGAATCAGACACTAACTTATAAGAGTATCGAAATATACACTTTTCCACAACTTTTTCCACAATCATATAACCTACACTTATGATTTTAACCAATTTCTAGCATAATATATCTTCATTATACCTGTACCATATAAATCAATAGGTACAATGAATCATAGGTACAATCAAAATGAACCCTAGACATGTGGTACTGAGTGATATAGAGAACCTAGAATACTTTAGTAAGTATGCCATCGATGTAGACGGTAATCTATGGTCACTACAGTACAAGTATCCTAAACTTCGTAAACCTATCATGAGTAGTGGTTACCTATCAGCAAAGCTACGTGATGATTACAAGAACTTAAAAACAGTTTACATTCATAAGTTAGTTGCTCTTGCATTCCTACCCACTGATAACATCGAACGTGGTGTCAGACACAAGAATAAAGATCGTACTGATAATCGTTTAGAAAACATTGAATGGATTGTTCGTAAGGATCAAAGAGAACAGGCAAACAATTATATACTGAATAAAGTAATTATAGAAAGAATACAGCAGGTACACAGAGCATGTCGTCGTAAAGGTATTCGTGTACCTGACTCCTATCAATTTACTGACATGATGATCAATAATGCACTGGATGAATATATTATAAGATATGGTTTAAGAAAGGTAATGTGAATTGACTCATCACATATATGGATTTGGATTTTCCTTAGAAAGCGTAACACACATAGCAGCCCATTTAAACCTTTCAACATCATGATCTTCTTCAGATTCGATATGAAGTAAACGATATTCCTTTACATCTACAATACACTTCTTAATCTGTTGTTGAGCACTTTTCAGATTTTTATAACCAAATGTACACACTGGTATAATATCATCATCAGTAACAACATTCCAATAAACAAAAGGAGCAAAAGGAAGACTACCTATCCATTGATAATGATACTTTGAATGAGTAATCCAAAGACAACCATTTTCTGTACGTGCTGGCATGATTAAAATTTCTCCAATTCGGCAAGAAGTTTGGGAGTGAAGTTTTCTACAATCGGAACTGGTTCTTCATCATCATTGCAATCATAATACAACTCACACTCATACTGATAAGCAAGATCCTCATCAATAGTCATTAGATTCTCAAGCAGTTGTTCAATACTGCGAATCAGTTGTTCTTGTGTTTCAGTCATTTCAACCTCCACCATAAACATAAGACACAACACCTTCAGGATGATTGACATTCTCAATCACTTTGATTGCTGCTTCATTGAACTCTTTTTGCTTACGTTCTTTGATGTAAGCACTCGTAGAATATCCAAACTCTTTTATAAAGATTTGTTCACAACGAGGCAAAGATTCAGCAGCAATCACTACCATTCCAGAAGTGTAATCATAGAGAACGTCATTGATGATGTAGAGATTCATGATTGATCAATCCTCAAGATAAAGTTTCCAGGAGTCAGCATGAATACCAAGTTCTTCACATCGGCATTCATAGGCGATACGTTGAAGCAGACGCAGTGGCATGTCTTCGACAGATGTTTGAATGGTGCGTCGAATTTGTTGATCTTGAACGGTGTCGGTAATCATGATTCAGTTTGCAGAAAAAGGAACAGAGTTTTCATCAGGATTAAAAGTAACTTCAGTTAATACATCAAACTCTTCAGTCATCTTAACATAATTCCATTCTCCTTCATTCTCACCTACCTGATAGATGTGAATGAAATTATCAGAATCAGTTTTGACATAACAACCAAGGTCAAAATTGTCCTCGTCTAAAACATAATTCGCATAAAGAAGTGCTTGTTGAAATGTCATCTTAGTAGTTAGAAACAACAGAGTGAATAGTTCCGGTTGAAGTGTATACTAACTGAACATCGCAAGAGTACTCTTCAGAGAGAGAATATGCAATGTCAATGGCACGATCTTTGTCTTCAGTAGTGTTCTCCCAAGGAGCAGAGGAACAGCGAACAGAGAGTTGCATTTGGTTTGGTTTGATTGACTCCCTTATTATAAGAGCAGACTGGTATGAAGTGAGAAGACCTTGTACCAGTTGTCAGAGTGGCACAAAAAAAGCACCGGATATGAACCCGGTGCTTCAGTAATCAGACTAAACTATCATGCTTTCTTCACCGAGTCCAGATCGAACTTGACCAGTGAGTTCAGATCTTCAATGTCGTTCAACTG